AGCTACGCGTGCGGTTGTGTACAAGGACTCGCTCAATAAGGGAATGTCCGAGATGCAGGCGCTCTTGCGTACGCTTGAGTCGATGAACTTCAGCCGCCGGGGACTTTCCCCTAGTATGCAGGTACTATCAACAATCATTCCGTTCTTCAATGCACAGATTCAGGGTCTCGACGTTTTGTACCGTGCCTTCACTGGGCAGATGCCGCATAGCGAGCAGCTAAAGATCAGACAGAAAATGTTGGTGCGCGGCCTGATGTTAGCCGCCGGTACGATGGCCTACGCTGCGATGATGCAGGACGATGAAGCCTACAAACGCGCCAAGCCGGAAGAACGTCTGGCCAACTGGTTTGTGTACGTGCCGGGTATTGACGAGCCAGTACGCGTGCCTATCCCGTTCGAGTTGGGTTACTTGTTCAAGGCGTTGCCGGAAGCTATATTCAATATGGCAGCTGATGACGAGCGCTCATCTGACATCACTAAGGGCATGGGCAAACTGTTGGCGCTGTCCAATCCGTTCGCGTTGCCACAAGCGGTTAAGCCTCTGACGGAAGTTGTACTGGGCAAGTCGTTCTTTAGTGGGGATATTGAGTCGTCGCGGGAGCAGCAGACTATGCTGCCGACCGAACGCTACAGAGATTCGACCACCGAGTTTGCCAAGCTGCTCGGTAGTGCTACGGGGGACGCTGGCTTAACGCCAATTAAGATCGACTACCTAATGCGCGGTTACATGGGTGGGTTGGGTCTTGCGCTGGTGTCGTTGGCTAATCCTATCCTGAACATGGAAGGCAAAGCAGAAGTTGCTGACCCGACCAAGAAGATTAGTAAGATGCCGTTCATTGGCGGTATGTTCCAGCCTATCGAGGGACGCGGTACGTTAGACGCAGCCTATGAGCGTATGCAAGAAATTCAGCAGATGAAGGGTTCGTTTAACAAGCTGATCGAAGAAGGCAAGAAGGACGAAGCCAAAGAATTTCTTAAAGAGAATGTTGAGAAAATATCTTCAGCGTCGATGTCTGGCAGTGTGCAAAAACAACTGGGTGAGTTGGCCAAGTATCGGCGTCAGGTCATTGCATCTCCACGCTTGAGCACCGAGCAGAAGGACAAGTTGCTGGAGAAGCTCGATGCTGTGCAGGTTAAGATAGCTCGGAACTTCATATCTGTAACCGATAGAACCACACGCCAATAAGCCCCTTGCTAACGCCCGCTACTGCGCGGGCGTTAGGCACATTAAGACGCATAGCTTTAAGTAATCCTTCCTGCCGAATGGCTTGGGTGTCAAGGCAGGGGACGAAGAACCCCTGCCCTTTCTTCAACCTATTCCAAGGATAATGTACTTGCAAGCTCATCATCTTCTACCTTGCGCATTATCTTAATCACAGGCACACGCATCTGTGGTCCTTTCGTCTTGGCCATCATGTCCTTCTTAGGTAGGTACGTGACCATGAACAGCGCTTCTAGTTGCCGTTTAAAGTCAGAGTAACCGAAGCTCATGGATGAACAGAACGATTTAAGCAGCCGCTCCTCAATGTAGTAGTCAATATGGTCCGGCACTACGCCATGCTCCACCCGCCCCATAACATGCGAACGTGTAGTCGATGCGTCGATAGCCCCACCGTTACCCATCTCGGCTAATATGCCGCCTGATGAACCGAACTTAACAACGATGAAGTTGCCGTAGAACTCGCGTGTAAATGAGTTCAGTATGTCCTCCGCGCTACGGGCGCTGGCCTTGATGTTGCTCCGCATGTAACCGACGGTCTTTTTAAAGTACGCCAAGATAGCTTCTAGCGGGAAGTCTGCCACGTTAGCATGCGTCGAGTTCATAACGATGCCTACCGCCATACATGCGCCAATACCGGCCATCCAGAAACGCTCATCGTTCGTAGCAGCGAAATCCTTGTACATGTTTCGGACAACTTCTGGCACCATCGTTTTTAGGAACGACACATTCTTGGCCATGTAGTCAGCCAATAGGTGACCTGCAACTGCATAGTTGTGCGCTAGGGACTTGATGATCTCGATCTCGTGCGGCTCCCACGACAAGTCTTGGTCCATGATGAACTCTAAGAGACGGCGCAATTCACCTTCCGATGCGTGCTTACGGCCGCCGGTCAGGTAGTCCACAACGTGCGTGTTCGACGACATAATCGCTACCGTCATCCACGTAGACAGGTTCATCCGTTCCTTGTTGGAGCCGGACTCCATACGCTCTTTACCACGGCCTTCTGTCATGTCGAGCAAGAACGCAGGGAACCATTCGAAATCTGCCCGGTTCTTGCTGGTGATCTCGTCAGTAATCAGCGGGAAGCTATTGAGCAAACCGAGGCGCTGCTGCATGGCCACAGGAGATGTGCCCTTACCTGTACGGTAATGCACCGGATGACCCCAGACAGAAGCCGCACCTTCGAGCGCCAGAGATTTACCTGTGCCTGATTCGGTTGAGCCGCAGTGGTACGTCATGCCGTAGATACCAGTGAAGCGCATGAGCGGTGCGGAAGCGCCAGCCAGAATGATGGCTAGATGCCCGTACAACTTCTTACGTATCAGCAGGTTGATGAACTCACGCCACGCCTCGATACTGCCGGTAGGCTGCGTGTTGGCTACGATATTCTCAAGCCCCGGCATCGGCACTTCCACCGGCAGACCTGTCGAATATATCTTGCCAGCAAACACGAACGTATCGTTATCCTGCCAGCCATAGTTAGATGGTACGCGCAACGGCGTTTTTTCTGTGCTCATTTTTTCCACGCAAGCCCTAATGTAATCAAACAGGTTCTTGTCATTGCCAGAACCAAAAGCAGCAATAATATTTTGTTGTGCTAAGTGCTTAACTGTTTCGTCCTTACTGACTACCGCCTTCTGTGGCAACGTCACAGTCTGAGCGCCGTCCTTACGCAACGCCAGCATGTGTATCGTGTGTTCGCCAGCATTGTTTAAAATGTCCACAGGGAACAGGTCGTAAGGCAGCAACTGAATCTGACGTGTAATCTTCTTGCCCTCTGCGTCCTCATCTTCGCGCTCCATGAATACGCCGCCGTGTGTACCGTACGCATAACCGCGTGGTGACTCAGGACGTAACACCTTACGCACTTCCTCGGATGTAGGCGACGCAACGACCTCAACAACTTTCTCTGACGTATCGACCGTCGTTACACGCCCGAGTGCTAAAGGGTTAGTAATCTTGCCCCAGTGCTTGCACGATGTGCACACGCCGGGATTCTCGCTGTCGAACTTAACGCATGGGTACGGACCCTTGATCTCAGCTAACTTAGTACGCATCCGATCTTCTGTGTACGGGTGCAACTCTGTGAGCCAGACAACAGCGCGTTCACCATCGGAACACTTCTGCGCCAAGCTCATCATCCCGCGCCACAATGGCTCCATCCCATCGTCGGTTGCGTTCTCTACGTAGTGCTGTAGTTGTGCGCAGCCACGACCTTCTTGCGTCTCTTTGTAAATCTTACCGAACTCGGTCGCAGTATTCGCAAACAACTTAACTGCCGTAGTAACCGCAGCAGTTGGTCGAGTGCCGGGTAACGTGAGGCTTGTGCTCGGCGTAGCTTTAACGGCTAACGGCGTACTGGTCAGCATGCTGGCAATATGCTTGGCCATCGTCTCGAAATCAAACGTATCGCCTTCAGCAAGAATCTTTACCGGCCGTGGTTTGTCGTACTTCTTTTTAAAGTTGGTCGTGCTAGGAATACGTAGTACCCGCGCTGCATCGGCTGTCACCGTGTAGTCAATCACCAACCGTTGTTGAGCGCACAAACGCTTTAGGTTCTCGGCTGCTGGTTTCCAATCAGCAATCTCCACGTCCTGCTCAAACGGCCAGTAGCAATGCAGCCCACCACCGGACGAGATGACGTAGGGCGAACCCAACAAGTCCAGACCTGTCTCGGCTAAGAAGCCAGCCAATGCAGTAGCCGCAGCCTTACGCGTAGTGTAGCCGTCCATGTCAATAAAGAACGACCGAATGTAGCGAGCGTTAGCTGCGATGCGCCGATCCTTGTTGCCCTTCATCGAAGCTACCTTCTCATCGAAGGATGCCAGCCCGAAGTAAACGTCGCACTCGTTGCTAACCCAATCGTCTACAGTCGGATAAAACTCGGCCATATCTTCTACAAAGACGTGATCTTTCTTCTTAGTTAATTCTGCCGCGCAGTAATATCCGTGACCCGGAGACGGCAAAACAACCGCTAGAAATTCAAGCGGAGTCATAAAATCCTCGGGGTTGGGTTACTCGAACAGACGGAGTTGTTCTGGCTGTACGTAGGCCTCTTTAAACTGAGCTTCTTCAATCCAACGAGCGCAGCGTCTTAACAACTCCTTTTGAAATACTATCGGCATCCCCCATTCATCGCTCCACAGTATGTATCCTGCTTGCAGCAGTTCTTTATCCGTCAGGGCTTCAGGTTGTATTCCAGACATATTTTTCTCCATGCTTCATCAGCCGTCTTAGCGTGCTGTAGTATTTTTAAAAGAAGTTCCACGCGATCTTGATACGCTACGAAAACGTCCTTGCCTGCAAACCAGTTGTAAACAGTCTGTCGGGTAACGCCTAACGCATACGCAATCTTGGTCACAGGAAAATCGAGATGTACTGCCCACCGCCCTAGCCGATTGCCCGGCGTCTTAGGGGAGTTGGCAACAAGATCAATGATTCTTTGTGAGTAGGCCATTATGTTTTATGTTAGGTGGGGTACTCGCTACACCTTTCGGCATCCGCTTTCCCCCGTGAAAGTTACTCGTCGTCCCAATCGGCTACGATGTCGGCAAGGGTGCCCTTCTTGGCAGGTACAGCAGACGCTTTAGCGGCTGACTTGCGAACTTCGGGCTCCTCGTCGTCAGCAGTTTCTTCTACTGGCGCGGCCTTGGCTTTCGGTGCAGCCTTTGCCTTCGGCGCTGGTGCATCTTCTTCATCGGCTACCACAGGGGCTTTACCCGGTAACGCTAATGCTGGCTTGTTCTTAACACCATCCATCTGTGCCACAGTCATCACGACTGCGCGACCTGCATCAGCAGAGTCAGCTTGGCTCTTAACAATCTCGTACTCGTTGTCCGTCAACCAACGCATAGGCTGGAAGTGTAGCTTCGGTGACTCGGCCTTAGTATCAAAGCGCATGCGCGTGACGATCTGCTCTGGGTTGATCGGGGGGTTCTGCAATGCCAGATAACGAGCGTAGGCTTGCAGTGGGCGCTTGTCGCCTTCTTCCTTACCGAACACAGACGTAGCTGGCAGGGTCAACTGCAACACGTCGCCAGTAGGATTGTTCTCAAGCACCACAGCCAGACGTTGTTGGTAACGGCATGCGCGGCTATTGCCTTGGCCTGAACCCGCGATGTTCTGTGGGCACGACATACAGGTGTCAGCTTGCTTGCCAGTGCCAGTAGCGTCTGGGCGCTCGCCATCATTCGACCAGCAGTCAGGACCCGAGATAGCGTCGGCATCGTAGGACTTAGCGTAGAACACACGGCTGACTTTAGGTGCAGCCTTAACAATAATCACATCAAGGTGGCGCTCATCAACGGTTGCCAGTTCTTTACCGCCAGCGATCAGACGAAACACACCGCCCTTGATCGAGATGCGTTTGACGCTGTTGCCTACACCACCACCGGTCAAGGCGCGTGCTGTATCGGATAGTTCGTTGTTACGCGCGAAGGCAGGTACCGACGCGGGATTGAAAGCCATAATATTGGACATAGTATTTATCTCACTTAGTGGTGGTTGGTTTTGTTACGCGGATGTCGAACTCAGTAAACGAATTCAGTCCGGGGGGCACAAGGCCGGGGTTTTCCTGCAAGAAGTTGTGCATGTTGGTCTGGGCGATGCGCTTCTCTAAGAGATCGACGACATCGTTGGCCACAATAAACTTCTTAAAAGAATCCCAGTCTTGCGTGTTGTACCGCGTCTTTGTTGCAAGCGACACGGTTCCAAAATCTGTACGTACGGACGAAACGCCTAACGCCTTCATCTGGTCTTTCATTGCGAACTTAACTTGCTCTTGTGCAGCCTTCAGTTCTTCTAGCTGGGTGTCGTACTCTTGCGTGAGCAGATCGACCTTCGCTTTGATCTTACGGTACACCTTGGCAAGCTGATCTAACGGTACTAATTCATCAGACATTTGCTTCTCCTAATTATTTTGTGTGTCAAGGATTAGACATACTACATAGATTTTTTACGATTGCAAACCCCTTTCATAAATTAATTTCTGCTTCAAACATACGAGTTAGCAAAGCGTTATCAGCTACCTTGCTTTCCAGCGCCTTAAACATTTTCTTTTCGATAGGACTACCTTGAATGTGAATGACCGTCACCTTGTCGGAGTTCTGCCCCTTGCGATCAGCGCGAGCGATGCACTGGATATATTGCTCAACGGACATTAACGGACCAAAGAACACCACGGTATCGGCCGCAGTCAACGTGATGCCATGCGCTGATGCTTGGGGTTGCATGACTAAAACACGCGGGTTAGGTTCAGACTGAAAGCGCCGGATGGTGTCCGCCCGTTTGCTCGGTGGGATGTCGCCGTGTATACACTCGGTCGTAATGTTCTTTTTTAACAAGTGCGTATGAATAGCGTCGATGGTGCTGCGAAATAGTGCGAAGATAATTACCTTGCGGCTAGTCTCTTCCAAAATTTCTTCAAGCACACCGAGTCGTGGTGCTGCGTCGAACTCCACTACTTCCTTGTCGTCTGTGTATGCCGCGCCGCATGATATTTGCAACAGCTTCGATACGGCTGACGCTGCGTTGATGGCAGTAATCGTTTCGCCAGCAGCTTGCATGACCATGCGTTCTTTCAGCAGGTTGTAGTACTTGGCTTGCTGCGGAGTCAACGGTATCTCGCGCACCATCGTCAGCACTGGTGGCAGGTCAAGACACTCGGCCTTAGTGAACCGGATGGCTGGCTGTAGGGCATCGAACACTAGCTTCGGTGCTGTCGGTTTCGGAGCCCACTTAAACTGCGTGACCTTGTTCATCACCGCATCACGCCAGCCTGTAAAGAACTTTGGCACACCGTCAGGGTTAACTAACTTGGCCAGACCGTATGCGTCAGCGGGTGACTGCGATGCAGGTGTACCCGTCATCATCCACAGATGTGTCTTAGCGTTAAGGACGTACTTGAGCGCCTTCCACCTGCGGGTGGTCATTGTCTTGTACGCGTTGGCTTCGTCAACAATCACTAGGTCGAACCTGCCATCGTTAACGATCTCGTCTGCGATTAAGTTCAGTCCGTCATAGTTAGCGATGACAAACTCATAGTCTTGTTGAACCATCTCGATACGCCGACTAGCTTGAGTATGGTGCGCCACGATGGCCGAGCGATGAATGATACTGTTGTTCAAGTCCCCCAACCACGCGCTCTGCATGATCGACAAGGGGCACAGGATAAGACAGCGACGCACATCCCCACGCTGCATCAGGTAGTCAGCAGCCCATAGCGCGGAGAGTGTCTTGCCTGTGCCGGGCTCGGAGAATACAAACGCTTTCTTGTGCATCGTTAAGAACGCAGAGGTGTCGATCTGATGCGCCATCGGTTTATATTTACCCGGCCAGTTGTAGCGTGTGAGGATTGGCGACGGGACATCTTTAACACCGAGGTTCTTTAGTACGCGGCACTCATCTAGTCCGAAGTAAACAGCGATCTCATACGTGCCATCTTCTTCGGACATGATCTTGTGCTTCGGGATGATGCTGTACTTCTGTGGGTTGCGAGTGCGAAACAGCAACGCCTTGTTGTCAATGATCTGCATTTACTTCTCCTGTTTTTTAGCGGCTTCTTGACCTGCCTTGAATCCTGCGTCCCACACAAACTTAGCAGCGTTAGGACCGAGTACTCTGCGCTCTACAATCGTCAATGACTTCCACCACTCTTGAAACTCTTTACTCATTTGTTATCTCCACGATTTGCTTTAACGCTGCGCATACGCAGATTGCCTTTGGCTGATGTACCGCCACCGCGTAACGGTGTGATGTGATCTACGTCTTTACCGTCGCCCTTGGTAGCAGCGCCGGTCTTTTCCATCATGCGCCTAGCTTTAACTCTCTCTGCGCGTTTCTTAACTTGCTCCGGCTTGCCGTGATATTCGGCGTACTCTTTTTTGTAGTCTCTAGTTGCCATGATTAACTCCTTGGATGATGTTCACAGGTTACAACTGGGCACCACGGGCATAGGGGTGATGGTTTAGGATTCCATACGCCTGTCTCATGCGCTTGCTCGATACGTGCTACGCGTTGACGATACTCCCACCACTCAGCAGGTGCTTCGTCTACGGACATACTGACCTTCACCATGTCGTTCTTAACTACAAACAACAGCGCTGCATTAACTTTCCGAATGTGTGGGAAGTGTGCGAACACCATGAGCGCCATTAACTTTAGCTGCTCGCGGTCAGGGTACTTATTGTTCCCTGTCTTGTAGTCCACCACCCACGCTGTCAGATTGTCGTCGTCA